CCTAGGTCTTCCGACCCCCTGCACTGTTCGACCGGGGGGTGTGCCAGCTCGGCGCGATCGATCTGCGCAATCGATCCTCAGATCTAAGTGCAGGCGGGCCGCCATGGGTGGCCCCGCAGAGTGATCTGATCTGCAGATCGATCCCGCACCCCCCTTAAGGGGGGTTGCGGACGGATCGATCTGCAGATCGATCTGACTACTCTGCGACCCGTCCGCGGATCGATCCCAGATCGATGCGGACGGGTCGGTCAGATCGATCTGCATACACTTCATGACGTAACCTCCGTGGGACTCGGAATGGTGAACGGCTTGCCGCTACCGCCTTGGATCCGGCCGGTCGTGACGAGGTGCGAGATGGCTGCGCCCTTGTGGTTCGAGTCGCCTCGGACGAGCGAGAGCAGGTCCCGTCTCGTGGTGATTCGGGCTCCTGCCGAGAGGGCCTTGCTGAGCGCAGCGAAGATCTCGTCGGCCACCTGCGCGACGCGGGCAGCATCCGGCTCGGCCGCTGCGATTTGGAGCTGTGCGTCGCTCGGGTCGGCCTCGCCTGCGATGCGTGGACGAAAGGGCTTGCCGCGCCCGCCCACGATGCGGCCGGCGGCGAAGAGCCGCGAGACGGCGAGCGCCTTGATGTTGTTCGCGCCCTTGACGAGACCGAGTAAGTCGGGCCGGGTACAGATCGTCGCGCCTTGCGCCCGCGCCTTGATGAGGGCGGTGTAGAGCTCCTCGGTGAGAGCTTCGACCTTCGCATCTTCAGCCGAGGCGCGCTCTGCGGCGCGCGCAGCTTGCTCTGCGTCGTCGTCGTTCGTCTCGGGCGGCGCCGGCACCTCTTCGATCGTCTGCCGCGGTCGATCGATGCGAAGAAAGAAGCTCTTGCGCTCGCCGCGCTGCAGCTTGTTTCGCGTCGGGTAGCAGTCGACGACGTCGTCGAGCCGCGGGACCTTGCGCATCGTGATCAGGACGCGCGACTTGTACTCGATGGAACCGGAGCCCTTGCCGGCGGCGAGCGGGTCGATCTGCTCCTCGGGCTTGCGGGAGCGGTACGCCGCGCGGGACTGCTCGCTCGTAGTGATCGCGATGAGGCCGTGCTTCCACGCGAGGCTGCGCAGAGCGATGGTGCGCGCCTCGACCGCGGCCGGGCCGGTCGGCGGCCGCTCGGCGAGCACCTCGAGCGCGCACCGCACGACCTGGATCGAGTCGACGCAGAGGCACACTCGGCGTCCGTTCGCGTGGCGCACCAGGTCCTCGGCCGCGGCCTCGAGGGTCGCATCGCAGTCGTAGAGGCGCAGCGGCAGCCCCGCGAGCTTCTCCCGCAGCACGGCGATCGCGCCGGCCTCGCGCTTCTCGAGCTCGTCGCGCTGGAAGCCGACGCGCTGACCGAGACGGGTCAGGATATCGGAGGCCTCCTCGTCGGCGGCGATGAGGCCTACGACGATGCCGCGCTCGGCGTAGACGTGCGCGATGTGCACGACCACGGTGGTCTTGGACGCGTCGGGCGCGCCCTGCAGGTAGGTCGTCGTGCCGTAGACGAGCCCGCCGCCGGTCTGCGAGTCGAGCGAAGCGATGCCCGTCGGCTCGTGCACGAGCGGTCCTTCGACGGTCCAGCGGTCGAGCACGGCGCCGAGATCGGTCGAGATGGTCGGCGCGTTCTTCGGGGCCGCCGGCTCGCCGTCGAGATCGCCCCCGCATTCGTCTGCGGCCGGATCGGGCAGGCCGGGCACGTCGGCGAAGCCCGAGATGAAGGCAGCGTCGCGGGACGTAACGCGCGCCCGCATGGGGACGACGTTGCTGTCCTTCGGGGGCTCTTCGAGCATCACGCGCGTTCTCCGGCGGCGCGACGTTGCGGGCCGAGCTCGACGGCTTCGGTGACGGCGCGTTGCTTCGCGCGAGCGAGAGCGCCGTCGAGCACGCGCAGCAAGAGCGCGTGGCGCGTTCCCGTCCATGCGATGAGCTGCGCGATCGCGCGCAGGCGTTGCTCGACATCGGCGGTGCGCAGCGCGCGGGCCCGCTCGGCGCGGATGGTGCGGACGAACGCCGGCGACACGCCGTGATCGGCAGCGATCTCGGCATCGGTGCCGACGGACATGATGATGTTGTCAAGGTCGCGCTCGACGGCGAGGCGTTGCACTTCGGTGGGCGCTCGGCGGTTCATGCTGCACTCTCCGCCCGCGGCAGAGCGAAGCGTGGGTCACGCGCGAGCTGCGCGGGGCAATGCGCCGGCCAGCGGTGGAAGACGAGGACGCGCATGGCGTGGCCGCCGAGCGCCTTCGAGACGTTCGGGTTCAGGCCGTAGCGCGAGAGCTGGCGCGCCTGTTTGAGCGAGCAGAGCCCGCGGCGGAGGCGCGCGGCGATCGCGCGCTGCACCGCGACGCACTGCCCGAGCGTGAGCTGCTTGGCGACGTCCTTCGCTACGCCGAGGTCGACGATCGCGACGCGCACGCTCTCGTCGGCGTGCGCCGGATCGGCAACGGCGCGTAGGTCGAGCTCGAGGGCGCCCTCGAAGCTGAGATCGTGCGCGATCAGCCGGAACGGGTCCCACTCCTCGACGGTGAGCTCGTAGCGCTCGGCGAGCCGCTTCGTGGCGAGCAAGTGCTCGTCGCGCGCGGCGCGTTCGGTCGCCTCGGTGAGGTCGAGCTCGGGGTCCTCCTCGAGCAGTTCGAGCGCGCGCGCCTGCACCGCGGGGTCGCCGACCCCGAGCACGTCGAGCGGCGTGACGAGGCGGTGCTGCGCGGTCGACGTCGTGAAGTCGACGACGAGGAGATCGGGCTTCGCCGAGGTCACGATCGCGGCGCCGCGCGCCGCGTCCGTGTCGTGCGCGTCGATCACGCCGGCGAGGGGGCGCGTGCCACGGCCGAGCATCTGACAGTAGAGTCCGCGGCTCTGCGTCGGGCGTGCGACGGCGACGCACGCAATCTGCGGCGCGTCGAAGCCTTCGGTGAAGAGGCCGACGTTGATCAGGAACTGAAACGCGGCGCGTTTGAACAACGCGAGCACGTGCGCGCGGACTGCCGGATCGGACGTGCCGTCCAGCGCGACCGCGCAGCCGGGGCGGCCCGTGCGCGTGTTGAGCAGCTCGGCAAGGCGGTAGGCGTTCTTCACGCCAGCGATGAAAACGATCGTAGGGCGCGCGCCGGCGAGATCGGGCAGCGGCCCCGCGATCTCGAGCAGCACGTCGTCGCCTTCGAGCGCTGCGACCAGATCAGCCTCGACGAAGTCACCGGCGCGGCTCTTCACGTGTCGCATGTCGAGCGCCTCGACCTGCACGGTGCGCAGTTTGAGCGGTACGAGGTAGCCGTCCGCGATCGCCCGCTGCATCGAGAGCTCGTAGCCGAGCGCGGTGAACACCTCGCCGAGGCGCCGCTCGTCGGCGCGGTCCGGCGTGGCGGTGACGCCGAGCACCGATACCTCGGCGAAGTGGTCGAGGATCGCGCGGTAGGTGCGCGCGGTCGCGTGGTGCGCCTCGTCGACGATGATCAGCCGAAACGCGTCGGATGCCCACCGCTCGAGGCGCGCGCCGCGAAGCGACTGCACGGAAGCGACGACGACGTCGGCCCGCGACGAGGCGCGCAGGGCCGCCTGCTCGAGCTCGACGCGCAGGTCGGGCGCGACGGCGTGCAGCTTCGCGCGAGCCTGCTCGAGCAGCTCGGTGCGGTGCGCGAGGACGAGCGCCTTTCCGCCCTTCTCGCACGCGAGTCGGATCGCCTCGGCGAAGATCACGGTCTTGCCGGTGCCGGTCGGGAGCACGATCAGCACGGCGCGCTTGCCGGCGCGGAACTGGGCCCGCGCTCCGTCGAGCGCGGCTTGCTGGTAGTCGCGGAGCTTCACGCGACGGGCTCGTCGATGGTTGCCTGCCGCGCGATCATCCGGAACGCAGCGACCTCGGGCAGCTCCCATGCGGCGAGCGCGATCGCGGCCGCGTCGTGCGCGCCATCCCAGCGCGGATCGATCACGTCATCGTAGGCAATCGGCTCCTCGCGGATGTCGAGGGCGCAGAACCACTGTCGGACACCGAGCCGCTCGACCACGGCTTGCGCGACCGCTGCCTTGCGCGCTTTGCGGTCGCGCGAGCTCTGCGCGCTCGACTTCTTCTCGCCCTTCTTCGCGCGCTGCGTCGGCTGCACACCGAGCGCCGTGCTCGCCTCGAGCGCAGTGATATAGATGGGTCGACCGCCGCGAAGATGCTCGTCGACGAGACACGCGACGACGGCCTGCGCGATCATCATCGCCCCGACCGCTTGCGCGCTCTTCGAGCCCCCCGCCGCTTCGACAGCGATCAGTTGCGGCGTGTATCGGTCGATCACCGCGCGGAGCTCGCGCCGGATGTACAGCGCGCGCCGCATGTTGTCGTCGAACACCGATCGGCGCTTGTTCTCGTCGGCGCGTTTCGTCTCGAAGACGCCCGCGGCGAGCAGGAACGGCCCGGTGAGGCCGAGCTCGAGCACGGCGTATCCAGGCGCCGCGAGCGAAGGGTCGATGGCGAGCAGCGTTGATCTCATGTCAGGCCTCCCCGCGCAGCACGGGCGCGTACCAACGAACGACAGTTGCGCCGTACTCACGGCGTTCCTCGTGGCGCAGCACGACGAGATCTCCCCGTTGGCGCATGCGACCGAGCAGCTGGTAGGTCTGCTGCTTCCCGAGATCGTCGAAGCGCTCGAACACCTGGCGCGCCGTGAACGGCTCGCCGCGGCGCTCGCGGAAGAACGCGAGCAGTCGATGGCGCCACACGCCGCAGAGCCTCGCTTTCATCGACGCACTTCGATGATCACGGACGCTTCGACGATGCATTGTCCGTAGGACAGCGATGCCCGGGGCTTCGGGCGCTCACGCGGCTGCTCGACGAGCTCAGGCGGCCGCTCGCCGATCCACCGCACACGATCGCCGCCAGGCCACGCGCGGGCAGGTTTGAGCTGCGCATGTTGGGCGCCGACCGCGCAGCCTGTGCAGACGCAGGAGACGGCGACGGGGCCGGCGTGCGCGTTCGCGATCCGATAATCGACGGCGCACACGGCGAGCGCCACGTGACGGCCGGCGCGGCGCACGCACTCGAAGCGCTCGACGCTCACGCCGTGACCTCGGGCTGCTCCTCTCGTTCCACCTGCTCGGCCGGCCGCGCGACGCGCTCGTCGGGGATCAGCACCGCCCCCACGTCGGCGAACACGTCGGCGAACAGTGTCGCGTCCGGCCCGAGGTAGAAGAACGCTTGCCCCTGGCGCGCCCCGATGACCGCGTTGCCATCCTCGCGCAGGAACGCGATCCGGCCCTTGGTGAAGCACACCGCCGCGCAGTGCGCGAGCAGCTCCTGGCACCACACCGTGTCCGTCGTGTTGTTCACGAGCACGATCGCGGCGGGGACGTCGTCGTCCTCGTGGTGCTCGAGCAGCTTCGTGATCCACGGCGCCGGATCGGAGTAGGGCGGGTTGAGGAAGACCGCCCCTTCCCAGTCCTGCTCGAGGCCGTTGTCCTTCTTGCCGTACCAGAGCGCGGCGCCGACGCCGGTCTGCGCCTTGATGCACGAGCACGGATCGAGGTCGATGGTGCCGAGCACCTCGCGCACGAGGTCGATGCGGTCGGCCGGCGTGTACCACTCGTCCGAGTCGTACTCGGGCGCGTCGCTGGTCGCCGCGAGCGAGCCGCTCATCGTGAGCCGCTCGCCCTTCGCGCGGACGGTCGCGATGTGCTGCTCGAACGCGAGCTCCTCAGCCTTCGCGAGCTTCCGGCAGCGGGCGGCTTCCTTCCGGGAGACCTTCAGCGACTTCAGGGAAAATGTGCCCGCGGGACCATTTTGCGGCGGCCGGCCCTTCCCGAGACCGTTTTCGCACAAGAACTCGCCGAACCGCCTTTGTGCGCGGAGCACGATCTCGAGTGCGTCGTTGATGGCCGCGAGGCTCGAACCCCGGAGCTTGTGGTACGCAGCCGAGAGCTGCGCGGCGTCGCGGATGTCGAGAATCAGATCGACGTCATGCGTGTGCCGCAGGAGCTCGCGGGCGCGCTCGATGTCGAGCTCTACACCTGCGCGCTTCGCGAGCGCGGTCGTCTTCTTCGAACCCCGCGCCGTCTTCTTCGGCGCCCCCTTCGATCGTTTCACGTGGCACCCCGGCGAGCGACAGCGGGGACGTGCATCGAGGCGAGGCGCTCCTTCTTGTAGCGACGCAGCTCCTTTGCGTGCTGGTAGCAACCTTCGCCGATGCGCTCGAGCTCATCAGCCTTCGCGTCGAGCTCGTCGCTGGTGAGCTGATCGATCCGAACGATCTGCTGCTCGCTCTCACGCTCGACGAGGTACGCCTTCTGCAGCCGTTCGAAACCGGGGAGCACAATCTGCTCGTCGGCGACCTCCGCCGGCGGCTGAAAGCGCCGTAAGACGGTGCGCACTGCAGCGCGCACCGCCTCGTACGCGCACAGCTCGAACCAGGCCGAGTCGGTGTGCTCCGGTTGCGAATGCTGGGCGACGACTTCCTGCGTTACCCATGTCGCGGCAGCCGCGTCGCCCGCGGCGAGTCGTGCTTCGATCACCGCGGTGATCTCCTTGATCAGATCGCTGGCCTTCATGTCTCCTCCAAGTCCCTCAGCAGCTCTTCGAGCCACGTCACGATCGCAACCGCGTGCGCCTGCAATTCCCTGCGTTCGTCGGGAAAGGCGCCGCGCACCACAACGGTCGGCGACACCTGTCGAGCGCACGCGGCCATGCGCTCGACCGCGCCCTGCGCGTACGTCGACGCCTTGAACTCCTCGGGGTCGCGGCCCTTCAAATCGAGGAGCGGCCTCGGCTGCGGCTTCTTCCCGCGCTCCGCCAGCTCGGTGATCGTCGGCGGCTCGTCCGCCTCGACGGCCGCTTCGAAGTCGGCCTCTGGCACGCTCGCGACGCGGAGCGCAGTGATCTTCTGATCACGCGAGAGACCTGCGTCGCGGGCAGCCGAGGCGCGCGTAATGGTAGGGGCGTCCCCACCATTCTGTTTCGGGGGCTTTCCGGGTCCGCGCTCGATCTGTTTGAGCAGCTCGCCGCACTTCCGGATCGCGCGGGCGCGGATGCGCTCGGCGTAGCGCTGCAACGAATCGTCGTCGGCCTGCTTCGCGTACGACGCGAGCGCCGCTGCCTTGTCCGCCCAGTCCTTGCACTCGTCGACGCTCGAGCACGTCGCCAGCGCTTCCTTCGCGCGCTCGTAGCTCGCCGGGAGCGAGGCCTTCGCAACGACGGGCAGCGTCGCGCTCACGCTCCACCTCTTGCGATGATGAAGACGAGGGCCGCGACGGCGGCCTGATGCTCAGCGCGCTGCCGAGCTCGGCGAACGCGCACGCGGCGTGAACGGTGATGCCGGCGCACGCGGCGGCGCTGGTCGAGGCGCGCGCTCACGCGGCTGCTCCGATCGCGGGTACGATTGGCCTCTCACGATGGAGGGGCCGATGCGTGGATCCGTGATCGTGCTGTTCGTGCTGACGACGAGCGGGTGCTGCGTTCCGAGCGCGCCACCCGCACCCCGAACACATGTGCGTCCGGCGGAGCCCGTAGCAGAGCAGGCGCCCGCCCCCGAACCGCCACCGGTCGAGCCGCACGATCCGCCGAACGCGGTTCGGCGCGAGGTACACGTCGCGGCGTTCGTCGACGACGAACTCACTCAATGCGCGGACATCGCCGTTTTGTTTCTCCCGCCGGATCCGCTTCCCACTCCATGGCCACCGCCGACGCATCCGATGCCGCAAGAGACCGACATGGTGCAGATCCAGCGCCCGTGTGCGGACTCGTTCGCCGACCGCACACCGATGGGCACTTGCGTCACGCATCAGGAGACCACCGGTGACGATCACGTCCATCGGGTGGTCGACACGACCGAGCTCTACTACTCGGGCCACATCCTCGAGAACGATCGGCCGATGCGCGAGTGCCTCCAGAACGGCGGGGATTGGACGGGCGTCGATCGCGACAGCGCGGCGGCTCAGGAAGCCCGGCTCCGTCAGGCGCGCCACGAGCTCGACGCCTTGCAGCATCATCAGCACTGATCGCTGAACACACGCGCCGCTTTCGTCGCCGCGATCACGATCTACGTTGGACCGCATTACGCCGCGGTCCCGGTCGCGGCCCAGTCGACGGCGGCGATCACCCCGCCGGGCCACGCCTTCGTGGCGCGCTCGATCGCGAACGCGACGTCTAGGCCCGGACGTCGCTCCGAACCATCTGCGAGCAGATGGACGAGGTAGCTCGGATGGCAGTCGATCAGCTTCGCGGCGGCCGCCTTCCCGCCGACGTCTTCCACCCACTTCCGGAGTCGCACACGCGGTGTCCTCAGCTTCGTCATCGTCCCCGACGGTGACAGACGTCACTAGTCAGGTCAAGACGCCTGTCACCCCGCGCCGGGTGACACTTGTCTTGATGGAGCGACGATTAGAGACGCTGCGAGTACTTGCGCTCGCCCGACAGCTCGAGGCTGAGCTCGGCTCGCGCAACGCCGCGGGCGAAGCGATGGGGATCGACCCCACCTACCTATCCCACCTGCGCGGTGGGGCGCGGGCAAACATCGGGGGGGACGTGCGAGAGCGCGTGATGAAGAAGCTCGATCTGAGCGGGCGCTTCTTCGACGATCCCGGACTCGGCGACGCGCCGGATTATCGGAAGTTTCAGGGCTCAGAAGCGCCTGTCCTGACCAGCGTCGATCTCGACGAGGACGTGCGCACGGCGTTGATCGAGCTTCTCGCGCAGTGGGACGAGGATCGTCAGGGGCCCAAGCCGTCAGACGAGGAGGTCGATTGGCTCCGGAGCAAGTTGGATTTCCGCACCGACCGCCGCGCCGGCCTCGAGATCACTGCCTCGCTGCTCTTCGATCGGCTGCGAGAGCGACGCAAGCAGCAGCGTGGGAAGGCGATCGCGCGACCCGCGCTCGCTCCGCCGCCGTCCCGCACAGGCACGCGAAAGCTCAGCGCGGCGGACAACGCCCGGAAGAAGGGGAAGGGCCGTTGAACGCCCCGGGCGCCCCGCCGATGTTCGTTCGTGTGCGACTCGATGGCGTCTGGTACGACATCGCGATCGCAGACATCTCCGCAATCGGCGTACCTGAGCAGGCGAACGCGCCGGTGCATTTGATCATCGGAGGCCTGCACGCACATATGAACGCGGAGTCCTACGCGACGGTGCACGCTGCATGGGTCGCGCGGCGTCGCTCCGATGCAGGGCGTTAGATGCAGCGTGCTCTCGTGGCGGTGTTTCTCGTCGGATGTTCGGGCGCCCCGGTGCACGTGGATGCCGGCTCGGACGATGCGGGCATCGATGTGGGCCGCGATGGTGGGGGGCGGTTCGACGCTGGCCTAGACGGTGGCCGGTTGGTGCCCGACGCTGGCCGCGATGCGGACATGCCGAGCATCGACGATGCCGGCCGCGACGCGGGTCGCGTCGACGCTGGGCCGCCGCCTGTATGCGATCTCGTCACCCAAGAAGGCTGCGCAATCAATCAAGCGTGCCGTCGTGGCGACTCGATCCCTTCAACGGTCCCGCCGAGCGGACCACCGGAGTGCGAGCTCGTGCGCACGCCGTCGCCCAATGAGTGGTGCTGGCCGAGCGGCGTCACGGGCTGCCGCGATGCGGAGGGCCACGACCTGTGTGGCCGCGGGCTATTCTGTCAGAGCTTCGGCTGTTGCGTTCGCTTCTGCGATCCCGTGGGAACGCCCTGTCCAACGAACATCAGCGGCACGGCGCAACACTGCGAACTCGGTGGGCCCGGGATCGACGGGTTCTGCTCGGCGACGACCTTCTAGAGGCGGAGCGAGAGCTGCTCGAGCTCGCACACGACGAGCACGCGGTGTTCGGTCGGCTCGTCGCCCTCGATTAGTGGGCACGCGTAGCAGAGCTGATCGCCCCGAACCTCGGCGCGCTGTTCGTATGCGAGTCGGGCGAGCTCGCGCTCCCATGCCGTGACGCGCCGAAGCCGCGGATCGACGATCCATGGGCTCGTGATGCGCCAATGCTTCCGGCGGCCGCGTGGGTCGAGGATGGTCACGACCGCATCGCGCAGCTGCGAGATGCGCACCGCGATCGCGGTCGCGCTCGCGTTGGGATGCGCAGCCCGTAGCGCCTCCATTGCCCATGCAGTGCGCGTGAGATCGCGATCGAAGGGCGCCCACGGCATCATGAGCGCGCCGGCGATGTAGCGCGCGCCCGGACAGTCGTTGTGTAGGCCAGCGCGGACGAGTGCGAAGTGGCCAACCTCGTGCGCGACGCTCATGTGCTGCCGTTCGCGGCGCATCTGCACGTTCAGCTTGATCACGCGGCGGTCGTGGTCGATCTCGGCGGTGGGCACGTCGGCCGGCTCGATCGTGAGCTCGCACTGATCGGCTATCTCGAACGCGTCGACGGGCGGATCGTTGCAGCCGATCTCTGAGCCAAGATCGGCCGCGATCCCCTCCCATTCCAGCACCTCCGCCGGCGCCTCGCGCATCTCCGGATCGGGCCACGCGAGCGGCATAGACGGCAAGTAAAACGCGCGTCGCAGACAGCGCACCGCAGAAAAAGTGACAGCCGTCACGAATCCGTTTGACTGCGAGAGTGACGCCTGTCACCGTCTCGAAGGTTGGGAGGTCGCCATGCGAAGAGAGCCTGAGTCGGTGTTCCTGGTCGCGGTGCCCGCCGGCGCGCGGGTGTCGATCGTCGTCGAGCTGCCGGAGCAGCCGAGCGGTGCGCACGCCGAGGTGATCGATGCGACGCCGCCGCGCGCGAAGGCGCTGCCGAAGCTCCGGCTGTTGCGCGCCGCGAAGAGGGTCGCATGAGCGCCCGCATCACGGAGGCGTTCGCGATCGCCGACGACGAACTGGACACGGAGCTGCGGATCAGCGCGGCGAGCACGCCCGGTGTGTTGATCGAGATCACGAAGGACGGCGAGCGCGTCGCGCTGGCACTCGATGAGGCGCAGGCGCGCGATCTCATCTCGGGAGCGCGGCGTGCGCTGCGGCTGAGCGGCGCGAACGGCGGTGACGCGTGATCGCGCCGCCGCTCATCAGCGCCACCGCGCTCTCGATGGTCGCGATGCAAGTCCTCGTGTGCCGTGCGCTGAGCAGCCTTCAGCACGGCAGCGTCATCCTGTGCCCGACCTCGACGTATGACTGCGATGGCATTCGCGAGGCCAATGCCGTAGCGCGCGACCAGCTCGAGGACGCCATCGGCGGCTACACCGACGAGCCGATCGCCGCGGTCGTGATCGTCGAGCAGGTCTGGCGTTCGCGCCGTGTGCTGGCCGCCTACGACGTCGCGCAGGTGCGTCTCGTCGCCGAGCTCTTCGATTACCTGCACGCGCTCGTGTTCGACGACGACGTCGCGGACGACTCGGAGGCCGCGTGAAGCTGCACGAGGCGATCGAGGCGCTCGAGCTCGTGCGCGCCGGCTTCCCCAGCTCGAACGGCAACCGCTGCTACCTGCTCTCCGATCGGCAGCTCAACGCGCTCGAGCGCGTGCTGTGCGCCGCCCGGTCTCACGACATCTCGCAGGCTCGAGCGCGGGCGCTGCACGAGATGGCGGCGCCGCCGAGGGGCGCATGACGTACGCGGTCATCGTCGAGCACTCGGGCGCGGCATCGATCTTCGATCTGGGTCCCGATCTGGGCGCGCCGCGTCCGCCGCAGATCGATCTCGCCGGCTGGCCTCACGAGGTCTGGCGCTGCGAGACGCGCGAGGAGGCCGCGTGGATCCTCACGCGGATCGCGCGCCGGTCGGTCGAGGGCGACGGTTGGGTGATCGTCGGCTGGGATCGCGCGGTCGCGGTGCTTCGGGTGCGTTGCGAGCGCCTCGCGTGGCAGTGGCACGGGAAGCGCGTCGACCTGCGGACGTACGCGCAGGAGATCGAGGCGCTGCGCAGCCGAGGTGTGCTGTGAAGCGCGCGTGGTTCTGGTGGACCTATCCGAGCGGCCGGGCCGGCGTCCACGTCTATCTCGTCGCCCAGGACGGCCGGGTCTATTCACCGAGCGGCGATTTCGTCGGCACGGTCGCAGAGATCAATCGCTGCACCGGGTACGGCCTCGCCTACAAGACCGCGCTGCGGTGCGCCGCCCGCGCGTGGTGGCTCAAGGAGCAGGCGCGGACGTTGGCCGCCGAGCGAGGTATGCCGTGAGCCGCTGCCTTCGTTGCCGCGGCGCGGGCCGCGTGCCGGGCGAGGACGAATGCCTCCGCTGCGGCGCGTCCGGCCGCGAGCCAGCGCACCCCGTCGTCGAGCGCACGCTGTACCTCGACGACGTCTGCGAGCACACGCAGGAGCGGTGCGAGGCTCGGCTGCGGACGCTCTTCGCGATCCACCGCGTGCCGGGCGCGGTGCACCACGCGGCGCGGCTCATCCGCGCGCTGGCCGACGTGCGCACCGCCGAGCTCCTCGGCCACGCCGGGATCGTCGCTGCGGTGCGGCGCCTGATCGGCTGCGACCTCGATCTCGCGGAGCGCGCGCACGCCGACTACGTCGCGGCGATCGAGGATCACGCGCGCTCGGTGCGCTTCGGCCGGTGGCTTCGCGACGACCCGTTCGGCGACCGCGCGGAGAGAGTTGCGACGGCGCTCGAGCGGCATGCGCGCGCGCTCGGTGCGGAGATGGATATCAACGCGCTCGACTGCGCGGCGGAGGAGTGATGGCGACGATCTACGCATTCATCAACACCAAGTCGGCCGACTTCCTCGTGGTGATCGCGGTGCATCCCGATGGCCGCGTGCTCGCGGGCCACGCCTCGTCGAGCGTTGAATGGGCGAAGCACGACATCGGCGCAACGAGTGCGGCGAAGCACGATCTCTACTCCACGGCGTGCCCCGACGGGTTCGTCGTCGAGTGGGTCGACGAGCCGACGACACATCCCGGCGTGTCAGCGGCCCTCGCTGCCGCGAAGGCTCGTGAGGCCAACCGCCTTGCCGAGGTGCAGTCGTGAGGATCTACATCGCAGGAAGCTCCGCGGAGCCGCAGCGGGTGCGGCGCGCCATGGACGCGATCGCGACGCGCGCGTGGCGGCTGACTCACGATTGGCTCTTCGCGGTCGAGCGTGCTGGCAGCGCGAACGCTCTCCACAACTGGCATCGTGTCTACGCGGCGTCCGCGGATCTCGGCGCGATCGACGCGTGCGAGGCGTTCTGGTTGCTCGCCCCGGAGACGGGTTCCGCTGGCGCGTGGGTGGAGCTCGGATACGCGTTCGCACGGCAACGCGCCGATCACTGCCGCGTTGTGATCAGCGGCGCGGGATCGAAGCGGACGATCTTCGGCGCCTTTGGCATCGAGGTCGCGACCGACGATGAGGCGCTCCGCTGGCTGGAGAGATTCGAGGCGACACGGTTCGGCGGCGCGCCTCTCCCGAGCTTCGACGGCGAAGAGATGCACCCGACGGAGGAGGGATGATCGCCGAGTCCACGTTCTGGACCGGGCCGGCGTTCCTCGACGCGACGCCGGCGGAGTACCTCGCCGATCCGTGCCCGGCGCCGTCGCTCTCGGCGTCGATCGCCAGGGTGATGCTCGATCAGAGCCCACGTCATGCGTACGCACGACACCCGAGGTTTGGTGGACAACGTGTTGCGCCGAGCGAGCCGCAGGTTCGCGGCACGCTCATCCACGCAGTGCTGCTCGACCATCTCGACGATCTCGTGTTCGTCGACGCGGAGGATTGGCGCACCAAGGCCGCACGCGTCGCGCGCACGGAAGCGGAAGCGGTGGGCAAGACCGCCGTACTCGTTCGCGACTTCGAAGAAGCGGAGGGAGCCGCGTTCGCGCTCCGCGGCAACCTCAAAGCCGAAGGCGTCGAGCTCGTCGGCGAGAGCGAGGTGCCGATCGCCTGGCCCGTGGAGACCGAGCACGGAGCGATCTGGTGCCGTTCGCTGCTCGACCACGTCTTCGTTGACGACGGCGTGATCTACGACCTGAAGTCGTGTCGGAGCGCGCATCCGCGAGCGTGTCGCAGCCACGTGATCGAGTACGGCTACGACATCCAGCGCGCGGCCTACATCGAAGGCCTGACGCGGCTCCGGCCCGAGCTCGCCGGCCGAATCCGCTTCGAGTTTCTCTTCGTCGAGCTCGAACCGCCGTACGCCGTCGCGATCCCTGAGGTCGACGGCGTGATCGCGCGGTTCGGCGAGAAGCGTTGGCACGACGCGCAGGAGCTCTGGGCCGAGTGCCTGCACACCAACCAATGGCGCGGCTACGGCCGGTTCCGACTCGAGGCGCCCCCTTGGCTCCTCGCGAAGATGGAGGGCGCGTGAAGACGAGAACCTTTCAACACCGGACCGCGGTCCGCGCTCGCGTGCCGCTCCTCGTCGGCCTCACCGGGCCGTCCGGCTCGGGTAAGACGAAGAGCGCGCTCAGGCTCGCCGATGGGATGCGCGGCGTCGATGGTGGGAAGACGTTCGTCATCGACACCGAGAGCAACCGCGCGCTGCACTACGCGGACGAGCACACCTACGAGCACGTGCCGTTCACGGCGCCGTTTGCGCCGGCGGACTACCTCGCGTGCTTCAAGTACTGCGTCGATGCCGGAGCGACGGTGATCGTCGTCGACTCGACCTCGCACGAGTGGGAGGGCGAGGGCGGCGTGCTCGACATCCAAGCGCGCGTCGAAGGCGGCAACCCGAAGCGCAGCATGGTCGGATGGACAGCGGCGAAGAAGGAGCACGGGCTCTTCGTGCGCTCGATGCTCCAGATCCCCGCGCACTTCATCCTGTGCTTCCGCGCGAAGCCGAAGCTCAAGATCCAACCGGGCAAGGATCCGGTGCCCCTCGGGTTCATGCCGATCGGCGGATCGGATCTGATCTACGAGCTCGTGGTCAACGCACTGCTCCTGCCGGGCGCGCGCGGCGTGCCGACGTGGAAGCCCGAGGAGCGGGGCGAGCGCGAGATCGTGAAGCTGCCCGGCTGGGCAGATCGGATCTTCCGCGAGGGCGCACTCGACGAGCAGACCGGAGCCGAACTCGCGAAGTGGGCCGCCGGCACGAAGGCGCGCTCTCTCGCAGAGCTGCTCGCCGATCTCGAGACGGTGTCGGATCCGGCGACGCTCGGGACGCTGCGCACCGAGGCGCGCGTCATGGCGCGATCGTCGAAGGGTGATCGCGAGACGATCACGAAGGCCGTCGAGGCGGCGACGACGCGGCTCAAGACGATCGAAGCGTCGCACGCAGACGAGCCCGTCAACGAAGACGCGGAGCCGGCGGACTAGCCGGCGTCCGAGGAGGCGTCGATCCCGCCGGGCCCTCCCCCCAGCTGCGGTGCGCGATCGACGTCTCCTCGGGTGCCGGACCGGACGGGAGAGATGATGGCCGCTGCGGAACAGATAGCGTTCGAGTTTGGCGAGGGAGACGCCCTGCCCGCCGAGCATTGGCACTACGTGCGCGGCCTGCCCGATCGCAGCGGCGCAGCGATCTACGTGCACATCATCCGCGCGCCCGGCGATCCCGACGAGAGGATGGCTCGCGGCGCGAAGGCCCGAGCGCGCACCCCGGGAAGCGAGAACGACCGCAAGAAGAAGAGCGGCACGCCCGAGGAGTGGTGCGCACGCATCGTCGAGCATCTGCGCGATGGTGAGCCGCGCACCTTCAATCGGATCACGGTCGAGCTGATCGGAGCGACTGCGGACGCGCTTCTCCATTCACCGATCGATCGGGGCCTGTGGCTCGCGGTGGAGCGCGAGCTGATCGCGTACACGCTCGCCGCTCCGGTGTTCTTCATCGGCATCGAGCACGTCGCGTGGGATCGGCGTTCTGGCGAGCCGCGGCTCTGGGAAGAGTTCGGGTCGCGCCGTCTGATGTGTTCGTGGTGCGGCGCGCGTAACGCGACCGAATGGCGGCGACAAATGCGCGAGGGCTCGGTCTGCATCGAGTGTCACTTCGCCGAAAAGGGAGACGACAACGTGATCGAGCCCCAGCCACAGAAGGCAGCCACGCAATGAGCGCGAAGACCACGAAGCTCGCACGGCTGCATGGAGCAATCGAAGAGCAGGAGTACGTGCGCCGCGCACTTGCGGTGCTCGTCGGGGCCGACGTGAACGCGCCGCTCGCCGACGTCGGGATTGCCGTTGCGGAGCGCGTCGAGGCGCTCGCGATACGAGCCGAGGATCACGCGTCCAGAGCCGAGCTGATCCGCCGTGAACGCGATCAGGGCACGGAGGATCTCGCCGAAGCACGCACGGAGATCGACCGCCTCAACACCGAGCGCGCACAGCTCACCGCCGAGATCGATCGGCTGCGCGGTGCGGTCCGCATCCATCAGGAGGACACCGCGAGGCTGCTCGATGTCGTGCGTGCGGCGCAGCGCTTTCGCCACGCGCGCCCCGGTGCCGAGGCGGAGCTCGCGCGCACCGGACTGGTCAACGCCGTCGACGTGTACGAGCGAGGGCAGGTGAACGATGGCTGACACCAAGAGGGTCGCCGACGTGATCGTGATCATCGGTGCCACGGTAGCGAGCGTGCTCGCAGCGCCGGCCATCGCCGTGCTCGCAGTCACCTGCGCGATCGCTGAGCGGGTCGAGGGGATGGATGAGATCCAGCGGGGGCGCCGCCTCTTCGTCTCGGATGTCGTGCTCCGCGCCGCGCGGCGTGCCGCGAGCTCATGGCGAGGACGGAGAGACGTGTGGTGACCACGAAGCCGCACCGCTGGCCGCTCGACGAAGCGCGGGGCCTCGCCGAGGCGCTGCTCGCCGCGCTCGCGCCGGCGTGTGAACGGATCGCGATTGCGGGATCTATCCGCCGTCGCGTCACGTTCGTCGCCGACGTCGAGCTCGTCGCCGTCCCCCGCGCGCGCCGCGATCTCTTCGGGGAGCTCGTCGACGAGCCGACAGAGCTCGACCTCCTCGTCGACGAGCTCGTCGCAAGCGGTCGCCTCGCGCCGCGGCTCAGCTCGGCCGGGATCGGTGCGATGGGCTCGAAAGCGAAGCGTCTCGTCGCGGTAAAGAGCGGCATCGCGATCGACCTGTTCGGCGTGCTCCCGCCCGCGCAGTGGGGCGCGATCCTCGCGATCCGCACCGGCCCGGCGGACTACTCGCAGCGCCTCGTAACGCAGTGCAAGAGCCGCGGGCTCGACTGCCGCGATGGGCGCCTCGTCGCGCGGGGGAGCGGCCGCGAGATCGCGACGCCGGAGGAACCGGATTTCTTTCGCGCGTGCGGCGTGCCGTACGTCGAGCCGTGGGAGCGACGATGAGTAAGACGCTCTATGACCGCGGCGATCGCGTGCGGGCCCGCTCGATCACCAGCGAGATGCCGGCGGTGATCGTGCGTGGCGATCTCGACGGTGTGCCTCAGGAGTACGGCGGACGGGGGCCCGAGCCCCATGTCGTCATCCGGCCCATCTACCACGTCGGGTCGGCGCGTGAGGAACTGGGGCCGGAGCAGACGGTCCCGCGGCGTCAGGTCTACGGCCGACTCGGGGAGCGACGATGACCCCTGCCGACTTCGAGGCACGCGGGGACGCGATCTGCCGGACGCGCGCCGCGATGCGAGAGGGGATCATCGGCCGCGCGAACGACTGCGCCGAGTGCCTCCGATGGCGAGCACTCAGGCATCCGGTCCAGGGCGCCTTTTGCGACGATCACCATCGCGAGCTTCGAGAATGCGACCGGCAGGGCGAGGATGCGCTCGCAGAACTGCGGCGAGAGGAGAAGCTGCACGACGCATACGAGCGGGGACGCCGAAGCGCACTCTCTCTCGCCGATGAGCTCGCGGACGCGGTCGATGGCGGTGACGAGATCCGCGTTCACATCGCGCTTACGGCCTACCGCGCGCTCGATCTGCTGGAACGTCTTGTCGTCGCCGTCGAGCGCATTGCGGATCGTGACGTGAAGCCGCCGAACCGGCTTCCGCCGCACGAACGCCGCGAGAGCGACGAGACGATCCTCGCGCGCGTGAGGCGCGCGCATGCGAAGGCCGACATCTCGCGGCGACCCCGGTAGCATGCCGGACATGGCAAAGCACCGAGGGGGCGGCGTCTCAAAGCACGGCGCACGCTTCCGCGCGCGAGCGCGCGTGAGCGGGAAGACGATCAGCCTCGGCCTCTACGACACCAAGGCCGATGCGCAGCGCGCCGTTGAGCTGCATCTCGGCGAGCTCGGCGATGATGCGCTGGTGCCCGGGGGCCGCACGCTCGGGGAGTGGGGTCTCGAATGGCTTCGGCGACGCGAGACCGGCGGGCTCATCCGCGGGATCGATCGGGAGCGCATCGTGTGGCGCACGCATCTCGCGCCGGCGAAGATCGCAACGCTACCTCTGCCGATCATCACGCGCGTGCACGTGGTGCAATGGCTCGATCGACTCGTGCACGACGCGCGAGCTCTTCAACCGAAGCGCGGCAAGAAGGCCGAGCCGACCGAGCGCCCGTTGTCGTCGCAGACCATCCGACACGCGCTACGCGTTCTGCGTTCCTGTCTACGCGCCGCCGTCGACGGCGGTCGGATCGCGACGAACGTCGCAGCCGATGTTCGTGTCCCCCGCGTCCAGCGTCCGCCGAAGCACGCAGAGCCTTGGGCATGGCTCACGCTCGGCGAGATCACCGCGCTCCTCGCGACGACGCATGCCCTTCGCGGCGTGCGCGGCATCCGCAGCGCGAATGGCAAGACGCATCGCGTGGAGGTCCCGGAGCGCGATCGACTCGCGTGGACGGTCGCGATCTACACCGGTCTCCGACCGCCGCACGAGCTCGCGGGGCTCCGATGGCGCGATGTGCGTGGGCTCGATGCTGCCGAGCCCTATCTCGTCGTCGCGGCCACGAAGACCGGCACGACGCGTGAGGTACCGCTCCTCCCGCCGGCGCGCGAGGCCCTTCGGCGACTCCGCGAGCTCGACCCTGGCGTCGGCGCCGCGTACGTCTTCAGGCCGCCTACGTCGAAGACCGGCGCGCGCCGATCGCACTTTGGGAAGAGCTGGGATCTCGGCTGGCGTCGTTGGGGGGCACCGCAGATCGCTCGGCACGTCCGGCTCTACGATCTCCGGCACACCTGCGCGTCGCATCTCATCCAGGGGTCCTGGGGCCGCACGTTGACGCTCTCGGAGGTCGCGCTCTGGCTCGGACACCGAGACATCGACACGACGCGTCGGTATGCGCACCTTGCCCCCGAAGGCCTCCGGGGGGTCGCGCGAGCGATGTCCGAGGCTTGGGAGGAATCGTGAGCGGACACCGAACGGACACGGCGGACACAGACCGAAATCTGCAAGCGCGCGGAATCTCTACGCTCCCGCCCCGATTCGAACGGGGGACCTTCGGCTTAGGAAGCCGAGCAGTTCCTGAGCGCGCGCGCGACGTTAGCACGGCGAGCGGACACGCGCTGCCCCGACTCCTTCGTGCGGGCCTCTTCCTGGCCCTCTGCGCCCTCGGCGGGTGCTACGCGGCCCATGGTCCGGCCGAGCTCGAGAACGCCGACGCGGGCCCGTCCTGCTCGTCTACCGACCGCTCACCAGGCTGCCGATGCCTCATCGATACGCCGTGCTGGTGCGTCCTCTACGACGAGGACGGCGGTCCGGGCTCGGCGCGGTGTCGGCACACGCTGGACGCCTGCGAGGCCCTTCCCGAGGGCAGCACGGGATGCGAGCTGCGATACTAGGAGGACCATGGCGAGCGACGAAACGGAGTTCACGATCGAGGTACGCGCGATCGTGATGCCCTGTCCACGGTGCGGCGGGCCACCGGTCGAACAGCGCGTGCGGCGCACAGCCTACTGTCCCGCGTGCGAAGCGGGCCTCGATGAGTTCGACCGGGAAGCGCGCGATCTCCTCAGCGACAACGGGACGCGCTCGTGGGCACAGGTCGAGATCGATGTGGCCCGAGCTCTTCGGAATCGGGCCCTCAAACCGCGATGAGCGTCAGTCCGCCCTGCCGTTGTCGCTCCTTCCGCCTGCTCACTCGGCGTGATCGGGCTCTGCGACTGACTCGGACTGATCGTGATCTACGACCACGGGGCGCTTCTGCATCTTCGAGGCAGTCGGCGCTGTCCTAGACACCACGATCACGAAGTCCACCCCCATGACCTCCCAATCGTCCGCGAGCGCCGCTCCCACGGATCTGCGTGCGAGGGCCGCATAGCGTCGTGGGTCGTGAGAGCCAGCGCCTGCGATGTCGATGCTGCGCGTAGCACCGTCGATGAACGCATGGACGCGCCGTTTGGTCGTGGCCCTCATGCTCGCTCTCTACGAGCTCTAGCCCACCATCGCGTCGACGAGCCGCGCGTCGGGGCGCCCCGCCGGAGGCCACCAGCATGTGCCGACGAGCCCGCTCGTGGGCGTCAACGCGCGCTGCTCGGCGATCTCGCTCGCCGAGCGCCAGCCGGCCTCGTCCCTCGGCGTGTGCGGGTCGTCGCGCCGGTAGGCCCCGCGGCCGCACGCGTTCCTCACCGCCCCGTGCGCGCGGTACTCGTCGCACGAACGCTGCGGGTACGCCGGATCGAGCTCGGAGTCAGCGTCGTAGGGCTGCGGGATCGCGAGCGCCGAACGCGAGAGGAACGCGCGCCATGGGATCGTGCGGTGCAGCGACGGCAGAGCGAGGCTCGTGAAGCCGGGCCGCACGCGCCCGCCGCCGAACTCAGTGACGGAATCCATATACGCGATCGCCGCCGACTCGGGCGCGCCGTGCCAGTCGCCCTCGCAGTCGCCGATCCACGCGAGAGCGCCCACCTCGTCGGCGAAGCGGACGCCGTCGGTGAGGCCGGCGAGCCACCGCGCGCGCGGCGGGAGCCAATCGAAGACGGTGATCCGCACGCCGGCGGCGCGAGCGTCGGCGAACCAACCGGAATCGCGGTTGAGCGACATCCGGCCCGAGTTCAGGAGCGCGACGCACACCCATCCAAAGCGCGCGACGAGCTCGATCGGGAAGTCGTGGATCTTGCGGACGAAGATCCCAACGCCGAGCGCGTCGAGCGGATCGGCGACCGGCGCGTGCTCGATCGGCGCGCCGAGACCGAGCCGATCGGCGACGCGCCCGCCAACTGCGCGCGGATCGGGGACGTGCAGGCGCTCGACCTCGGCGGCGACTGCGTCGATGACTGCGGGACGGTCGATCATTCGGAGTCTCCGCATGTCTCGAACCGGCCGCCGCGGATGAAGCCGTGCCATCCACACGCGCCCTGACGACGGATCGACGGTGTGATCGTAAGCGTGTCGATCGTCGTCCCAGTGCGCCCCCATTTGCCGTCGGTCTCGACGGCGGCGGTTGGGACTTCGACTCGGCAGTCCTCGTGGATCGGGCAGTCGAACGCGAGTCGCTCGGAGCAGCCCATCCAACACGCGTTCGCGTCGGCGAGCCGTTCGAGCGGTTGTGCGCGGCGCATCTTCATCCGCGCTTCTCGCGATCGATGAGGTCCGCATCGGCATCGACGTTGCGCTGATGGACCGCCAGCGCGCGCGTGTGCACGTGCTGGATGGCCTCTTCGTCCGTCTCCTTGTTCGTGACATCCGCGAGCAAGCCGGGCGCGATCGCGGCGATGATCCCGAGAGCTGCGAGTACGATCTGGCCTACCATCTCACTGACCTCCTGCGAGATGCGGCAGCTCCGGCAGCCCCTGCACCCCGAGCGATGTTGCGATCGCGAACGCGCTCGTCACGAGCGCTAGCGCTCGGCCGGCGAGCGTGATGACCGGGCCGAGCACGTCGCCACCTCCGCCCGCGATCCGCGCGAGATCGATCGCGTCGATCCAGGCGAGCAGCGCGTCACGAGCGGCGTCGAGCGACGTGAGCACCGGCCGCCAGTGCGCGTCTTCGGTCTCGATCTGCTGATCGTGCTCCGGATCGTGCGGGTACTGCGCCTCCACGCGGTCGAGTGCCGCGCCGCGCGCATCCATCACCACGTCGCCGCCGGCGCTGAGCGCGCCGGTTACGATCGTCGCCGCGCGCGCCTGGTCGCCGATCGCTGAGCCGCACGAGCTCGCGACGAGCGCGACGGCGAGCACCATCAGCATCATCCCCACGCCGGGCGGAGGCTTCGGCGGACTCGGCGGCTTCGTCGACGATCCCGGCTTCGCGCCGAGGAGCGCCGCCAGGGCCGACGGCGCCGACGTCCCGGCGATCCCCGTCGCGAGCGCCACCAAGAGCGCGAGGGTGGGGACCTGATCGCTGCGATCGATCGCGATCAGATACACGCCCGCCGCGATCTGCGCGAGCATCAGCACCACGCTCGTGATGCGCATCGTGATCTGAACTCGTTCGGACAGCTTCTCTGGCATGACTCTCTCCCGCGCCTCGCCGGCGCTCAATCGGTGGGTGGCTCGCTCGGCTTGGGATCGGTCGGCACGGAGATCCCGTGCTCGCGGAGACGGAGCTCGAGGCGCACGCGGATCGCGCTCTCGGTGGCCAGCGCGGACTCGAGCTGTGCTTCGCGCTCGGCGCCGGCCAGGAACGCCGCGGTACCGAAGGCGCGCAGAGCGGCATTCGTTTCCGGCGCGAAGTGGATCTCGAAGAGCTGCTCGAGCGCGGCGATCCCGCTCGGCTCATCGTCGGTGCCGGATCGCAGGTAGTCGCTCACCCACAGATCGGCGCGCGCGGCCGCGGAGAGCCCGCGCCACGTGCCTGTCGTCACCCTGCGCGGCCGACGCGCCGTCAATGCCGCCTCCGCATGTCCCGCACGTCCTCGCGGAGCTCGCCGAGCGAACGCTGGATCTGGCTGAGCGTGGCGCTCTGCGCAGATAGATCGCCGCGCATGCCGGTCGTGTCGCGCGTGGTCCTCTCCACTGCGCGCTCGTTCGCCTCCTCAGCGTTGCGTACGGTGGAGATAGCGTCTGACTGCCGCGCGATCGCGAGCTCATGCGCACGGACCTGCGCGTAGAACGCGGCAGCACCGCTGATCAGCGCGCCCAGCACGAGCCCGATGATCCAACGGCCCGCGCGCACGAGCGTGTTTCTGCCCGACTGCTCCTCGAGGAGCTGATCGAGCTTCGTCCCCTGCTCGAGCACCTGTGCTCGCAGCGCCTGCGTCTCCTCCCGACAGCGCGGCAGCTCAGCGATGAGCATGCCCAGCTTCTCGGGCTCGAGCAGCGGCGGATGGAGACGTACGCTCATCGTCAGCCCCTCGAAGGCTCGTCCTCGCAGCTCGCGGCGAGCGCGTAGCCAGCGATCGTGATCTGGAGCGCCGGCCGCACGATGTTCGTGATCACGTACTGTGCGGCGGGGTCGGTGCCGACGATCGAACCATCAGCCGCGAAGCGCCACGGCGCCGCGGGCGTCGGCATCGGCGGCGCTGGCATGGTCTGCCCCTCGTAGAGCACGCGGCGCACGACGCTGGTCACGGGCACGAGAGAGCCGCTGCGGTCGCGCTCGCTCCCGTCGAAACGCCAAGTTGGCCAGCGGCGCGCGACGGCGATCGCGGTCGAGTTGCCGCCGAGCGCGGAGGTCCAGAGCTCGCGCGCCGGCATGCACAGCGGCTCGATCGCCGCGATCGCCTCGAGCACCGCGGTCGGGCCGAAGAGCGCGTACAACCCACGCGTGCCCGCAGCGTTCGTGTTCGCGCGCCACGCGACGATCTCGAGTCCGTCGCTTGCGCGCGTGATGGTGTACCAGCCATCAGCCTCGCGCAGTGCGCTCCATCCGGCGACGAGCACCGGCGAGAGATCCGCCGCCTGGTCGCGCACGCACAGGTAGCTGTGGGCGACGTCCATCACGCGTACACCTTCGGCGAGAAACGCGCGTCCGCTTCGCTGCCCGACCCGCCGTAGATCCCGCCGAAGCGCACGGCGCCCGGCGTCCACGTCCACGCGGTGCCGACCGGCCCCGCCACACCGCCGACGTAGATGCGGCCCGCGCGGTCCCACTTCACCACCCCGAGGTTTGCGTGCGCCGTGAACGTGAGCGCCTGACTCGCCGCCTTCACAACGCCGCCGGCGACCGCCTCGATCAGCACGTTTGTTCCGTCGTGCCGCATGCGGACGCCGTTGTTCACGTCGGCGACGGTGAAGAGCCAGCGCACATCGCCGCTCGCGAGATCGGTGTTCGCGAAGATCGGCGCGTACTTCTTGAAGCGACCGCGGCGGAAGAACCACGCCGGCAGCGATGCGAACGTGAGCACGTCTGCGCCGCGCGACGCGCTGCTACCCGCAGTGGGGATGTAGCTCGTCGGGTAGCGGCCGGTCTCCGCTTGGATGCCCCACCAATAGTGCTCGTCGACGTCGAGCCCCGTGCCCCCCTGGCCGTTCAGACAGTTGAAGCATTCGGCGAAGCCGTCGCTGACACCGGCGTTGATCGCGCGCTGCCACACCGACGTCGGTGTGACGTTCGTCGCGACGCCGGCGCCGTTGCGCACCTGGATCGATGCGGCGCTACCGATCTTCTGCTTGATCCATGCGCTCATCGCGAACTGTTGCGATGCGGTGGGGCCGCTCGTGTAGCGACGACACTGATCGAACGTGGTCCCGACGTTCTCGATCGTGTCGGCCGTCGTCGTGCCGTCCGGCGCGGCCGTGCTGTTCGCGACCTGCGTCGCAGTGCCGGACCAGCCCGACCCCGCGGCGTTCGCAGAGTCGGCGACGGTGCCGGTGCTCGCGCGCTCAAGCAGCACCAGGCGGCCCGCCCCGTCGCCCCGATCCTCGGTGCGCCGGACATCCGTCGCGGCGAGCGCCATGAAGGCCGTTGCTCCATCCGTCGGCGCGCCCGTCAGATACGAGCCCTGGCCGGTGCGCGCGAACGTACCTTTCGCGAGGTTGATCGACCTCGCGCGACGATCGTCGGCACCACCGGCGGCGAACAGGATGCGCATCAACGATCGCCCTCCACTGCGAGGTAATCGACGTAGGCGAACGCGTCGTTCACCGTCACGCCGGTCAGGGAGACATACTGACCGAGCAGGTCAGCCGCTTGCGGGATCGCGTTGGCTTGCGTGAGCGTCGCGAGCAACACGTTGTCGATGTAGAAGCGGGTGCCGACGGTCGGCTCGATCTCGATGCGCACTGTGTAGATCGTGCCCGCGACGGGTGTTGGCGAGCTGATCACCGAGCTCTGTGTGCCGCCGCCCGCGTTGCTCTTCTGCGCGCAGACCCACTGCCCCGCGGTGTTCGTATCGATGGTGCCGTAGGAAGTCCCGGAGCCCAGCCCCTGGGACATGGTCGCGTCGGCGAACACGCCGGGTACCTTCACGCGCGCGTGGTGCTTCGGCTTCATTCCGCCGCGGAAGAGGTTGCGTTGGTCTGCGATCTGCGCGACGTCGGCGGCCGCCGTCGTGAAGAGCTTGGCCCACCCGATGCCTTCGCTCGACGCGGGCGCTGCCGCCGCATCGATCAGCGTCACAGTGCCCGTACCCGACACGCTGCGCGCGAGGCGCTGCCCGTCGGCCGCGGTCGGCGTGAGCGCGACGAAGTCGTCGAAGTCGAAGAAGTGCCCGCGGTTACCGTCCAGTTTCAAGCCGAGCTTCGACAAAGTGAAGCGTGCGTCGTCGAGCGACTGCTCGCCGGTGCCGTCCGCGGCGCCGTCGAACACGAACGTGTCCGTGCGCTTCGGCGCGCGCTGCTCGAGGTTGTTGATACGGATGTCGCCCATCAGCCGGTCTCCTTCACTTGCACGCGGCAGCTCCTCTCAGCGAAGATCCGCGTTCGTGTCGACGAGCGTACGCACCGCGTGCACAACGTCCTTGTTCGTGCCCGAGTCGTTGCCGCTGTTGATCTGCATGTAGAAGCTGAGCTCATCGGTCACGACTACCGGAGTCGAGAGCGTCAGCGTGCGCACTTGGTAGGCGGCCGTACCATCGTCGGCACGGGACGAGCCCGTGTCTGCCGAGGTGATACCCAGGGTGCTCACCGTGGGAACGCTCCCGCTGAAGTTATGGTCGAGCTTCACGATGCTCATCAGCATGCGGTTTCCGATCGTGGCCCGTGTGGTGCCCGGTTTGAGCTTGATGTCCGCACCGGTGAGCGTCTCGCCGGCATACACGCGGAGTGGGGTGAGGAGATAGACAGCGTTCGCCTCCGACTGCGCGAAGCCGCCGAGGTGCGAGGGATAGGACCAGTCCGCATCGAGGACCGGGCGCAGGAACTCGATTGGCTGCGTCAGCCGTTTGACGGACGCGACCTGCTCCTTGAGGTACCGCGTCCGATTTGCGAGTGCTTGCAGCGGCGTCTCGAAACAGTTGGTGGCGCGCAGTGGATCACCGTCGACAGGACACACAACCGGGTTTGTAAATACCGATACATCAGTGAGGTTCTTGGGCATGGTTCAGGCTGCCACCAGGAGATCGACGGGGGATGCATTCGGGATGATGTCGCCGGGGATGCCGAGCTCGCGCGGCGGATAGCCGACGAGCCGCGCGTTCTTGTAGAGAAGCACCACGTGCAGTTGGTCGATGTGCCCGGCGCTCCACTCGCGCGGTACGATCGTGAAGGCGGTCGATTCCGACTCGGTAAGGTAACCGTCGAAGACGCGGTACCAAGTGAGCGCGTTGCCTTCGCTGTCGATGAGATGGTTGCCCACATCGTCGACGAGAAAGCCGGTCAACACGTCGAGGTAGAAGAACACCCAGAACCGCGCCCAGAGAGCCGTCCCGTCGGCGTTCCACGTGATCGCGTCGCGTGTGATGGTGCCCTCGTCGTCGATCCGTCGGCGCGTGCCCGAGGCGTAGACGACGTCGATGCGCAGGCCCGTCGTGAGCGCATTGCCGTTGCTATCGATGAGCGTGTTGCCGTTCTGGTCGACGAGCGTGTGCACGAGCGTGTCGCGCCAGAACGCGCGCAGCTGTCGGAGCAGCGCGTAGGCCCCGCCCCGGCCTCGGTGATCGTCCCACCAGGTGAGCAGGCGCGCTGCGTACGTCGTGGCAGCCTCGTCAGGGCCGCGCCGAATGCGACGTTCGCGCCCGATCGTGGCCAGCGCTTCGAGGTCGATGTTGGCCGGATCGTATCCAGGGAACCGTAGCTTCACGCCCTGGCGCAGTCGCTCGACGAGCGCGTCGATCTGCGATCCAAACGCGCGCATGAGCTTCTCACCGCGGAGCCGTTGCAGCCACGGCGGCACGACGCGGAGGATCTCGTTCTCGAAGAACGCGAGGGCCATCAGAGTGACCCTCCCGCGACCTGATGGATCGTTGCGGTGATCGCCCCGATGACCGGGACTTCGCTCGCGCCGATCGCCACGTCTGCGGCCGGCACGGTCACGTCGACACGGATCGTCTGCGCGGGGAAGGTGCCTCCGATAAGGGCCTCGATCGCCGAGACGTAGACCTTGCCGCTCGCCGGCGGGATCGTGTAGCCCCCGATGGGCTGGGCCTGCACGTAACTCGTGAGCTTCGCCGCTATGGCGGCCTGGATCTCGGTGTTGGTCTTACCCGTGGTGTCGAGCAGCCAGAGCTCGTACGTGACCGCGACGGTCTTGTTCGATGCGCTGCTAACGTTCGGGGTGATAGCCAGTGGGGCGACCTGCTTGTCGATCGCGGCCTGGACAGCGGCGATGTCCCCGGAATCGACGATCGCACCGCTCGCGTTGGCGATGTACACGGCTAGTCCGCCGCTTCCATCCGGGATGGAGCGCACGCGCGTCACACCGATCGCGCTCTCGTCCGTGCGCTTGGCTCCTTTCGCCACGAACGAGTAGGCGTCGCTCGGTCCCGCCGGGGAGAGCGTCCCCGTTTTCTCGTAGCAACGGGCGCGCAGCGCAGGGTCAAGCTCGGGATCGCGGCCGATCACCGCGATCGGGTTCGTAACAGTGACGCCGAGGAGCGTCGTCACGAGCGCGGTGATCGCAGCAGACGCGCTGCTCGACGCGGTGCCGATCTCGATCGCCTGGATCGGAAGGCTCACACCCGAAGCGCCGGCGCCGATCGTGTACGACTGCGTGTTGCGGTACGTCTTGCCCGTCGTTGGATTGCTGAAGACGAGGTCGCCCGGCCCGCCCGAGTAGACGTTGCCCGATGCGTTGGAGACGTTTACGGCGCCGGTCGCAAAGGCGCCCGCGTCGCGATCGACGCCGTACACGAAGTGCGCGACGAGGGTTAGCCAATCGTCCTCGGCGAGCTCGAGGAAGCCACTTTTCGTGACGAGGGCCGCGAGCTGGCTGAACGCCGAGAGCACGACGGCGAGGCCGGCGACGATGGTCCGCACGACCGCGCCGGGCTTCCACGTCGTCGTAGTAAGCCCCTGCGCCGCGATCGCCGCGTAAATCGCGTCGCGCATTTCCTCGACCGTCGCCGGCGTCGTGAGCTCGTCGATGGTCATGCGCTCTGCAGCTCCGCGATGAGCACCGCAGCGCTCGTGACCGACAGCGTGAGCGAGAAGCGCGAGATCGTCGGACTGCGCGGCGTGGCGACGATCTTCACGGCGAGCGCAGAGCCATCGCTCGCCGGCATCACCGTGACCGAGGCCGAGTCGACGCGGTCGTCCTTCTGCACCTCGACTCGCACGAGATCCGCGAGCTCGCGAACACGGCGATCGGTGACGCCGCGGTTGCACATGCCACGCAGGTCGACGCCGTAGCCAGCATCATCGGGAAGCGCACCGCGGGGGCAGTCGAGCCGGCGGGCGAGGGCCTGCGCCAGCACGAGCGTATCCGAGACGTCGTCCATCGCTTCGGCGAGATCGCTGTCGCAGCCGAGATCGGTGCCGTAGCCGAGCGCGCCGGTTGGCACGTCGACGACGTGCTCGAGCTCCGCCACGCCGGCCGCGATCGCGTCTGCGACGATGGGGCTCACTCGACCTTGACCTTTGAGGCCGCAACGCTCGTCGGCGCGCCCAGCGGCGAGACCGGGGTACCCGATGCGCCCGTGACGGCGGTGCTGCCGGCGACGAAGCTCCCCGGCAGGTGTGTGTGGGCGTTGAAGCCGTTGACGATCGAGTTGAGCCGGTCGAGTACGTCCTGCGCCTTCGCCGCGAACTGCGACGCGCCCGCGCCGAGCTTGAGCAGCGTCGTGATGTCGACCGTGGTGCTGGTGGGCGTCCAGCCGACGCCGTCCTTGCCCGCGAAGTGCGTGATCACCGGCTTGGCGCGGTCGCCTTCGACGAACTGCACGAGCACTTCGGCGCCCTGCGCGAGCTCGGCATGCACGCCGGCGGCGCCGGGCCGCATCGAGATCGGCAAGATGTCGGGAAGGCCCGCAGCCTGGCTCACCGCTTGGAGCTCGACGCGGTCGCCGCTCATCCGAGAGACGCGGTACTGCCAGAGGCCGAAGAGCTGCCGATCGGTGGCGCGCGCGACGAGCCCCTCGATCGTCTGCACGAGGCGCCCGAACGGCGAGCCGTCGCCTCCGCACCACGCCCGCACTCGCACGACGTCCGCCACGTCGAGCTCGAGCTCGCGCACGGTCTGCTGCGCGTCGAGCCGGTCGGAGAGCACTGTGCCGATCCCGACCGCGCGCAGGTCGTCGACCGCGAGCGTCACGAGGCGCGCCCGCGGCTCGTACTCGAGCACCTCGTACGACGAGCCCTCGGCGGCCGCGCTCGAGCGCGGGCCGACCTGCGTCTTGCCGTCGTAGTCGACCCACCACGGCACCCCGCCGATCGCGTCCTCGAGCACGCGGGACGCCGGCCCGGCCTGGCGAACGTAGTCGGGGCCGATCCGCTCGACCGCGGGGGAGATGTTGCCGAGCTCCTCGCCGGCCTCGCGCGCCGCGTCCTCCACAATCGTGCGCGCCTGGACGCCCGCGTCGCTGTGGTAGGCCCGGGCGCGTAGGACGGTGCCCCATCCCCCGGCCCCGCCCGCGAGCCTTACGCGGCGCTGTAGGCCGTGCGTGCCGGCCTGTGATTCGAGGATGGTCCCCGACAGCTCGAGCTGCCCGAGCGTGAGCGTCACGCGCCCAGAGACGTCCGGATCGCCTTCGAGGTCGACATCGGCCCACCAGACACCGCGCGCAGGCACGTGCACCGTCGCGCGGATCACCGTGTGCCCCTCGATGTGCCCGAAGACCGTCACGGCGCCGCGAGCTCCTGGTTCAGCTGCCGGATCCGAGCGTCGTTCCGATCGATCCGCTGCTCGACCTCGTCGCCCGGTTGCTGCGCGTCGCTCCCGTCGGGGCGCGAAAGCGCGATCGTCGGCCGCCGGTACTCGAGCAGCCGGATCTCGACCGTCCACACACCGTCCTCGGTCTGCGCCGGTTGCAGCAGATCCTCGACGACGACGGATGTGATGTTGAGATCGGCGAGGATCGGGTGCGCGATGTCGAGCGCTCGCGGACGCTCGCCGAATGGCGGGCGCTGCACGATCGGGCGGAAGGATTCCCAGTCCTGCCAGTCCTGCTCGGTGTAGAGCCGGAGGAGGATCTTGAACTGCGCGAGCGTGAGCCCGCGGAAGATCACGGTCGCGCCGGAGAGCCCGTAGCCGCGACGCTGGTCCCATCGGCGCGGCGAGCTCGCGCCCTGGATCTCGGCGATGCCCGGCGTCCGCTGCCCCGCGATCGTCACGTAGTCGATCGACGCGCCGATGGGATTGAAGCTCACGCCGCACCCCGCGACAGCGCGCTGCCCTGCAGAGCCCGCACGAGCGCCTCGACGAGCCCGTCGGCGATCGCCGCCGCATCGCCGCCCTGCGCGTTCACATGCACGTCGCCGATCGAGATCGCCATCTCCCCACGCCCGCCGCTCGGCACGGCACCGCCGGCCATCCCGTCGACGGCTGCGGCCGCGACGGGCGCCGCGCGCTCGACGCCGAGCGCGAAGCCGCGGGGCACCTGCATCCCGAGCTCGGCGAAGACGCGCGACGGCGAATGGATACCGAGCGAGTCCTCGATCGCGTGGCGCGCCGTCGAGGCGAGGCTGCTGATCTCGCGCTCGACACGCACCGCACCGTCGTGAAGCCCGCTCACGAGACCGTCGACGAGGGACCGCGCGTAGCGCTCTCCCTGGCCCGACGAGAACCAGTCGGAGATCGCCGAGATGCCCCTCACGATCGCGTAGACGACGCCGCCGATCACCGCTGCGATCGCGAGCCCTGTGGCAATGAAGAGATTCCCCGCGGCGAGAGCCGCGCCGAGAACCGCGGCGAGTGCCACGACTCCAACGACCAGCGCGCCGACCGCGACCATGCCCGCGTCGAGCGCGATCGTCATGCCATCGATACCGGAGAGGATGTCGCTCCCGCCGAACGTGCGGCGGAACCACAACCGAAGCTCGAGGATCTTGATCGTGATCTCCTGGACCGCGATCACCATCCCTTGGAAGAAGCGGCGTGCGAGCGGCGCGGCCGCGGTGAGCCCGTCGATCAGCGGCTGTACGAGCGTCGTGACAAGCGTCTTCAGCGCACGGCCCGTGACCGTGTTCTGCGAGAAGAGATCGGTGATCTGGTGCAGGCCTTCGAGGAATCCATCGACGTTCACGTCTCGGAAGAGCGCGTCGATCGATTCGCCGAACTTCTGCCGCTGGACATCGAGCGAGAGCATCCGCCGGCGCGCGATCGCGCCGAACCGCGATTCGATGTCGCCGAGCGCTCGGGCCGAGCGGCCGGCGCGAGCATCGGCGATCAGTCGGCCCCGCAACCTCCGCACGCCCTCTTCGCCGGCGGCCGCCTCGACGATCGACAGTGCTTGGAGCGTGTTGCTCAGCGCGCTGCCCTGCAGGCGCGCGTGCGCGAGCCCCGTGGCGAGACTCGCGACGTCCCCGCGAGATGTTGCGGTCGTGGCGCTCGTGCGATCGATCGCGCCTTGAAGCGCGGTCGCCGATTCGGTGGCAGCACCGTACATGCTGCGCAAGGCCGTCAGGCCTTCGAGCCGCAAGAGCTCGCTCCGCCGCGCGTCCGCCTGCGCAATCCCGTACTGCACAAGGATCGCGATCGCGCCGATGGTTGCTGCGGTGAGCGCGAGCACGGCGCCGGCGATCGCCGCGATCGGCCCTGGTAGCGCGAGCGAACCGTTCAGGACCGAGCTCAGCGTGTCCCCGAAGCCGCCGGCCTTCTTCTTCGTCGTCGCGAATGCGCCGCCGAGCGCGATCACCTGCGCTTGGTTCGCCGCAATGGCCGACTTCTGCGCCGTGATCCGATCGGCGAGTGACTTCGCCGCGTCACTCGACGCCATCCCGCCGGCCTTCAGGCGCTTTTGGGCCGCTTCCATCGCGCGAAGGGCCTTCGTGTCGCCGTCGATGCGCGCTTGCAGCCGTTCGAGCGCCCCCGCCGCGTCTCGCGCGGGCCCGGAGACCTCGTTCTTGAGGTCGACGACGAAAGTTGCGGTCGGATCGCTCACTTTTTGCCCTTGCTCATCCCTTTGATGACCGCCTGCACGTCACGGCGAAGAAGTCGCAGGTCGTGGAGGCCTTCCGAGAGGAGCATCGCGCCGGCGATCGCCCGCGCATGCTCCGTGTCGTCCTCGTGTGCGGTGCCGAGAGCTGCGAGGAGGAGCTCGGCGGCCGCGAAGTGGTCCGCCTGGCCGCCGCGACGCAGCTCTAGGATTTTCCCGCGACCTCTTCCTCCTTCGCGCCCGCGAGCAGAGCGACCGCGTCGCTCAGCTGATCGCCCAGCCGCGGGAACTCCTCGAGCAGCCGGTCGACGGCGGCAGCGTCGGGCCAGACGACGCTCGGTCGCCAAAGCTGTTCGAGCGCCTCGTCCTTCTTCACGCCCTTCAGCTCGGGGAAGGTGTTCCGGAAGCGCCGGTAAATCATCGGCGCCGGAGGCTTCACGAGCACCGACCCGACGACCGTGCCATCGGGATGGCGCGCGTCGACACGCAAGAGCCGGTGCCCGAGATCGCCGTGCACGAGTTCCGCCTCGTCGATCGCGCGCTGGACGGCGAGCTCGCGCTCCTCGGCCTCGATCTGGGCCTTTGCGGCGCCCGCGGCGAGCCGCTCCGCGCGCTTGCGCACGAGCTCGGCGCGTTGCGCTTTGAGCTCTGCGAGCCGCTCCTCGTCCGTGGCCATCAGGTGCCTTCCTCCGACGAGTCGAACAGCGTCTTTCCATCCCAGCGGATGGCCATCGCGTCGAACTCGACCTCGTCGTACAGCGGATCGGGCGCCTCCTCGTGCGACGCGCTCGTCTTCGCCCAACGGCACCGCTCGATCGTGTCGGTGTGCGCGGCGGTGCCCTCCGCGTACTGCACCACGATCTCGAACTCGACGGTCCCGAACGAGCGCCCATCCGTCGCACGCGCCGCGAGTGCCGCGCGCAGATCGCGCGACGACTTCTTCTCCATCTTCACCGTGACCGCCTCGATCGTGTACTTGCCCGCCGAGCGGCCGCGCGGCGCGTGGTGCCGGCCCATGCCGTAGCCCTTCACGCGCTCGAGCGCATCGGCGTACGAGATCGAGGTGATCCCGAAGAAGCGCTCGCCGTCGACCTTCAGCACGACGGAGGCCCAGCTGTACATGTTGCCGTTGATTCGAACGTCGTCCGACATGGCCGCTCCTAGACCGCGACGGTCTGCAACGCGGGGTTGGTGAAGCCGAGATCGAGGGAGATCGTCTCCGGGTACGCGAGCGGCACCACGCGCGCTTGCCCCGTCAGCGTCTTCGTCGAGAGCAGGTTGTCGGTGCGCGACAACGTGAACGAGACCCCGCTCGCCTTCGGCTTCGCGAGCAGCACCGATCGCATGATCGCGCGAGCACCAGACTCGATCTCGAGCGCCTCGACCTCGAGAATGAAACCCGTGACCGCGTTCACGCGCACCGGTCGGCTCAGCCGGCGCAGGAAGTACGAGCGCAGCGCGCCGTGCGCGAGGTTCAGGACGCGCCGTTTCGGCAAGATGTCGAAGTCGCTCCCGCCGGCGCTCAACATCCGCGGGCGGTTGATGTAGACGCCCTGGATCCCGTCCCACGTGCGCAGCGTCGTGAAGCGCGAGTCGTCGAGGCCGGGGTTGATGCTCTCGTCGTGTTCGTCCGTGTTGCCGAGGTTGTCGCGGATCGACACGCCGGAGAGCGAGCCCAGATTCACGTCGGCCGTATCGATCTCCTGCGATACCGAGGCTTCGCGCGCCGCGACGACCATCGAGATCGGCCTCTTGTATTTCCTGCCCGAGACCGAGCTCGTCATCTTGCACGCGCCCGCGCACACGTCGCCGTAGCTCGTCGCCTTCGCGCCGAAGATCGCGTCGAGCGCCGTCTTGTAGGTCGACTCCGACTCCGCGATCGTCGGGACGCGCGTGCCGCCGATCCACGCGTGGTACTTCCCCGCCGGCGGCAGTCCCGCGATCTTGATATCGGCCTGGTCGAAGAGCGTCCCGTCGAGCGCGCCGACGATCTCGACGAGCTCCCAGAACAGAATGCTCGCGCCGAGCGCATCGAGCGCGAGCCCGAGCTCGGTGCTGTTGAAGAGCGGAGCGCTCGTGCGGAACGTGACGAAGTCGCCCGCGATCAGCGTGCCGGCCGCGAAGTTGATCTTGATGCCGGGTGCCGCCGATCCGGCCGGGGTCGTGTCGGCGGGCGCGGTCCACGTGGTCGCCGTGCCGAGTGCCGTCACCGGCGACCACGTACGGCCATCGTCGAGGCTCCATTGGAACGTAATGCCGGCGACGCCGATCGTGCCGCCCGCGATCACCTTCCACCGAAACTCGTAGTCGTCGATCGGCACGACCGCCGCATCGCGCGAGATCACGCTCGTGCCCGAGACCGTGAGTACCGGCGCCGTAGCGGTGCCCGCCGTCGTCTGTCCCGTGCGCACGAGGACAACCGGTCTGCCGTAGCGCTCGATGTAGTGCGCGGCCGCTTCGACCATCGGCCCGGAGCCGAAGTCGGCGACGATGTCCTTGACGCGTGCGTACGTCGCCGGTGCGTTCTGCGTGCCCTTCGAGCTCACGCCGACGATCGCGAAGAGCAGGCCGGAGCTCGGCGGCAGGATGCCGAGCGCGCCGTCGAGTTCAGTGATGATTACTGCGGGCTGCGTCATTGCTTTCCTCTCAGCTCGTCGTCCGTTCGAAGCGGAGCGCCGTCGTGTCGAGCACGATCGGGCCGGGCGTGGTGAGCTCCCATTCGCTGCCGCGATTCGTGTCGCCGTAGCCGACGTACACGAGACGGCCCGGGGGCCAATCGACAGACGCATCCGCGTCCGCGGCGCGCGTCCAAGTGCCGTTCGCGACGACGTAGATGCCGTTCGTCGGATCGTCGCCGAGCAGCGGCCCGAGGAACGAGCCTTGGCTCTTCACGAGCACGCGATCGCCAGCGACCACCGTCACGCCGTCGATATCGAAGTTGGCGCCCGAAAGCGTGATCGCGTGCGTGGTGGTTGCGACCCTCACGGGCGCCGCGGCGATCGTCAGCTCGCCGGTGTTGATCGCCGTCGTGATCTGCGCGATCGCGTCGACCGGCATCGTCGCGTCGCTCGCGTCCGGGATCATCGCGTCGACGGTGCAGAGCACGCGGATCGTGCAGCCGAAGCGCCGTTCCTTCTGCGTCGTGATGTACTTCGCGGACTGGATCGCCACGTTGCCGGGCGCCGCGCGGTAGACGAACGCCCACCAGAGATCGAAGAACTCGCGCGCCGAGTGGTATTGCTTGCGCTCGTTCTCGGGCTGACTCGCGTCCTGCGCCTCGACGTAGACCGTGAAGAGCTCGCGCAACGTAGCGAGCGGGCGCGCGTTGCGGCCGGGGAATCGCGCCGGACCGACTTCGCCAAGATCGCCGCTCTCATCGTCGCCCGGCACCCAACACACCCGAACGGGCGCGCCAGACCGCTGCGCGGGCGCACGCCAACCAAACGGTTGCGGCGGTGCAGGGTTGGGCGAGAAGGCCGCGGTGAAGCCCGCAACGACGTCGTCGTAGAGCTTCTCGAGCGCGAGCGTGCTCACGACGTGCTCTCCATCGTGCGCGCGAGCGCCGCGGTGATGACGTTCCGGATCGCGCGCACCATCGGCTCGGGCAGCGCGCTGCTCGGCAGGATCGGCCGCCGCACGCCGCCGCGCACCGCGCCGCGGTGATGGAGAGCATGGACGCCGACGAGCCGCGCCACGATCGACGTCCCGACCGCACGCACGGTGAGCTCGCGCCCCGTGTGCTGCAGCGGGAGATGTCCATCCTTCGTGCGCGGCCACGCCACGCCATCGGGGCCGACGCCGCGCGCGACGTTGTGCAGGAGCTCCTGCTCGAGCGCCTTCGCCACCAGCGGCGCGACGCGTTGCGGGAGCTGCTCGAGATCGTGCAGCTTCGCGATCCAGCGCTGCAGTTCTGCGGCGCCCTCAGCCACCGGTGCCCCTCCGCGCGCCGTCCTCGACGCGTCCCACGGCGAGCTGCTGATCGGTCCACACGTACGGCGAGGTCTCCGAGTAGCTGAGCGGGCTCCCTCGCGAGACTCCGCTCGCCGTCGTGTCGGCGCGCAGCGGCAGATCGAAGAGGCCCGTATCGCTGTCCGCCGCTTCGAGGATCTCCGCGCGCGCGTCCTTCGCCGCTTCGAAGATCGACGTCATCTCTTGGTCGTTGGGATCGACGCCGCGCTTTAGATATGCCTTCTCCGTTACGAGCGCGGCTAGCCAGCGCACGACTGCCTTTGGATAAGGCGACGCGAAGGGCACGTCGTATCGCTTGCGCAAGCGCGCGTCGATCCATGCGGACTCGTTGTCGAGCTGCGCCGCGAAGAACGCCGCGTAACGCGTGTTGAGCGCGTCGACGTCTTCGTCGGGCATGATCGACGAGGCCTTGAATCCGGTGAGGTCGAGGTACGCCATCGTTCTCTCGATTGCAGCGGCCGGAATCGAACCGGCGATCTCCGCGGTATGAACGCGGCGAGATGCCCCTTCTCCACGCTGCGACGATGAGCGCCGCCGATGCGACGCTCGTGATCAGCTCACGTGCTCAGCTGCCCTTGCACTTGAACAGGAGGTACGGGTGTCCCGCGGCGACCACGTTGCGGCCCTTCACGTGCCACTCGAGTTCGTCCTTGCGGTTGAGCTCGGGCGCCTCCATCTGGCCGTAGTAGTTGATGCGGTAGGCCTCGCGCTCGAGGTAGAGCACGCCACCGAGAGTGCTGCCGGCGACCTGCTCCGCGGCGACAAAGAACGTGGTGTCGGATTCGAAGCCGGCGAGCTCGTCCGCCTGCACTGGCGCTGCGTACCCGAGCGCCCGAACGACCGCCTCGACGTCTGCCCCACCGGCGCCGGAGCCGCTCGTCTGCGCGATGAACTTGGCGCTCGTGAGCTGGACCGCGCGCGGGAACATGCGCGGCGGCACGATCAAGAACCGCGGTCGCAAGAACCGCGGGTCCTCGCCGTTGGGCATCTTGATCGTGGCGAGGTAGCTGTAGATCTTGCTGAGGTTGACGAGCGCGTCGTCGATGTCGACCGCGTCGTCGATCGGGCATGCGCCGGGGTAGCTGCCGCTCGCGCCGCCGGTGAAGATGTTTTGGAACGTCCCGAGGCCCGTGTTCATCGGGTTGACGGGGTGGTTCGACGTGAAGAACGCGACGCCGTCGTATCCGGTGAATCCGCCGCTCGGCGCGGTGAGATGAGCGTTCTTCAGGAAGAACGCGACCTGCTTCTGCGGCCAGTACGCCATGTACTGACCGATGTCCGACGCCCACGCACCGGCTAAGTCCATGCCCTCGCCGCCGGCGATGCCGTTGTATAGGTCCTCCATCTGCGCACGCTTGAGCACGAGCCCCGCGCCGCTGTTCTTATTCTCGATCTGCGTGTATGTCGCCACGAGATCGTCGAACGAGAGCTGTCCGCCCTTCTGCGTGTCGCGGATCATCGCAGTCGAGAGAAGCCACGTGATGAGCTCCTGCCGCGTCTGCGACTGACGGACCTTCGTGATCGTCTGCCACCAGAGGTTGGCGACGAGCCGCTGATACTCGCGCTCGGTGATCGACTGCATCCGAGATTCTAGGTCGAGGAGGAAAGTAGGGGTCAGTGCGCCCATGGCGTGTGTCTCCTATCGCTGCGCTTGCACCTCCAAAGCCCCGCCGGGATCCTGTCCGGCGGGGCGATGGCGGCGCGGCGCACAGCCGCTGTGCTCGGCGCTACGGGGCGACCGTTGCGGTCACTGCCCACTTGCTGTTGCGGAAGTTGGCGATCGCGAGGTGGCGCTTCGACGCGGTCAACGCGGCCGTGAGGTTCACCGGGCCCGTCGCGTCGCGGTACTGCACCGTGTGCGCGTTCTTCGTGCCGTCCGCGAAGAAGTAGATCAGCGTCCCTTCGGTCGCCGTCGCCGGCAGCGTGACCGTCGACGCCGCGGCCGTCGTCGGGATGTCGAACGAGGTGCCGCTGTTCGGGTTGTTGCCGACCACGCTGTCGTTCGACACGAACGCAGGCGCGTTCGCGGCGACGGTCACGAGGCTGGCGAGAGTCGAGCTCGGCGTCGGCACCGCCTGCAGCCGCTCGACGAGCACACCGCGCGTGCTCGAGAAGTCCCAGATCCGCCCGGCGACCGACCGGTTGGTCGCCACCTTCGAGACGGTCTGGTCGTCCATGAAGTAGCAGAGGTTCCCGACGTCGGTGATCGCGATCGCGTCGCCCGCCGTGCCGTTCACCACCCACTCGGCGAGCACTTCGCGGCCGAGGTTGACGTTGACGAGCTTCGCGGCCGACGTGGCGTCGACGGTCTCGTCGAAGGTGCCGATCGCGAAGAGGTCCGTTTCCGCGTCGTGCCCCGGCTCGCACTTGCCGGTCGAGAGATCGATTACCGCCTGTCCGCCCTTGTAGGCCTTGTTGCCTACGTCGAGCGTGAACTGTCGGTACGTGAACTTCTCGATGGAGCGCGCGCGCTCTGCCTGCAGTGCGGTCACTTCGCACCTCCCTTACTCGCGGGCACGGAGCCCGCGGCGCTGAAGACCATCGACGAGCCCTCGCGGCGCACGGCCGGTGCCGACGCCGCGAAGCCCATCACGACATCCATCTCGCTCGCGTGCGGCGAGCTCGCCGTCGGCCCGGCGCCCATGTCGCCCTGGCCTTCGCCGCGCGTCGGCGCGACGGTGGCCGCAGCGGCCGGCTTCGGCACCGCGGGCTTCTTGATCGCGTCGACGATCTTCTTCGCCTCGGCGTACGGCTGCTTCGCGAGAACGTCGACGAGCGACGGCTGCAGATCGGGTCGGCCCGCGAAGAGCGCCGCCTTCTGCTCCGTCTCCCGCGCAGCGCGGAGCTCGGCGAGCTGCGCACCATGTTCGTTGACAGTCACTGCGAGCGCGGCCGCCGTGGCCGCCGGTACCAGCGCCGCTTCGGACGACGGCGCCCGGGCGGCAGGAGGGGACGCGACCTCGCCCTTCTCGTCGGCCGGCTTGTCGGCCGGCTTGTCGTCCTTGTCGTCCTCGTCGGGCTCGGGCGGATCATCTTCCGCGAGCTCGGCCGCGAGCATGCGCTTCGCCTTCGCGGCTTCCTTGGCGTCGTCGCTCGACGCGCACTTGCGTAGCGCCGCGATCGCGTCCTCGTATCCCTTCGATGCCTTCGTACTCATCGTGTCCTCTCTCGCTGCGGTCGCGGTGATCGCGCCCAAGAGCTCGTCGAGTGTCTGCTGGTCATCGACCAAGCCGAGTTGCTGCGCCTGCACACCGAGAAATACGCCGGCGTCGAGCGCGCGGATCGCGTCGACCGTCATCGGGCGGCGGGCGGCGACGTGCGCGAAGAACACTTCGGCGAGCTCGTCGACCTTGCTCTGCATACGCGTGAGCGCGGGGCCCGAGGCTTGGGTACGTGGATCGCCGTCGCTCTTGCTCGCGCCGCTCGACACCATACGTACCGCCACGCCCATCTGTGCGAGCTGCGCGCTCGCATCGACGCACTCAGCGATCACTCCAATGGAGCCGACAGAGGCCGAGGGCGGCGCCGAGATCCGCGACGCTGCACATGCGAGCGCGTAGGCGGCCGAGCATGCGCTCCCGTCGACGTACGCGAAGAGCGGCACGCCGGCCGATGCGCATGACTGCCGGATCCGATCCGCCGCCTCGAAGACGCCGGCGACGAGCCCTCCCGGGGAGGCGATGGAGAGCACGAGCGCGCGCGGATACGCCAAGAGTGCGGCATCGACGCGTTCGCAGATCGCCTCGTAAGAGTCCGCGTAGAGGCTCCGGAACTGCTCGAGCGGACCGCGGACTGCCACGACTGACACGCCGCCGCGATCCACGGGTGCCGGCGGTTGGTAGGGCGCGAGCAGCAACATGCCGAACGCGCGCGGCTCGAGCGCGAGAGGCCCGGTAGGCGCGAACTTGCGGGGCTCGGTCAAGCAGCCTCCCTGACGAGCTCGAGCGGCTTTGCGTTGTCGTTCGCGATCGGCGTCTCGATGTCCTTCACGGCGATCCCGAACTGCGTGCAGATCGCGTCGACGTCGGGCTGCTTCCCGTACGGCGCCAGCGCCTCGGTGAGCCCCTTGATCGCCGTGGCCACCGCCACGATCGCGTTCGCCTCGTTCGCGCGATCCTTCGGCGGCGTCACGTCCCATTCGACGATGACCCCGCGCGTCGCGAGCGCGTCCTCGCCGAAGATCGTCACGATCCAGAGCGGCAGGCCCTGCGTGTTGATCGTGTACGCGAGCGCGTCCGCCGTGGCCTTGATCAGGTCCGCGCGGATCGACTTGTGGATGTCAGCGTTCGCGAAGCCGGTGCCGCCGTCGGTCGTCACGGTCTGCCCGGCGACCGCGATGATCATCTCGTTGTTCTGATCGGCGATCGTCCGATTGAAGCTGTCGTAGCCGCGGCCGTTGCTCTCGAGCAGCTTCACGTCGTAGCCGGGCGTGAGACCGAAGACGGTGTTCACTCCCCAGGCCATGACCTTGCGGAACCAGCCCTGCTTCTGCTCCTCGGCGGCGCCTTGCGGCGCGATCGCGACGCGTGCAGGGTGAGCGAGCTTCGACTCCCACGCGTCCTTGTAGAGGCTCGCGTGCTCCTTGCGGATGAACGCGCGGCCGATCGCTCGCCAGAGCCCGTGTTGCCACGGCGCATTGCGGCCGCCTGGCGTGTGCAGGATCCAGCGCCCATCACCGGGCGTGATCGGGATGAGCCCCGCGACGCTCCGGAAGTACCAGCGGTTCTCCTGCCATCGGTAGGTGAGGAACTCGGGATCGAGGCGCACGAGGATCGGGTGATCGCGGCCCTCGACCGGCACGAGCTCGCCGACGCCCACGCCGCAGAGCTCGCCGTCCGCCGCAATGAGCGCCAGCTCGGCCGGCGGGAACATCTCGTCGAAGATCGACCGCGCGACGTCGTGCCCCACCTCGAGCGCCGCGATCGCCTCGGCGTCGCCGCGGAAGCGCTTCGGCAACCGCACGAGCCCGTCGGTGCGCGTCGAGAGCACGCCCGCGAGCACGCCGTCCTTCCGCGCCGCGCGCATGAGCCGAGCGAGCTGCGCGAGGTCGCCGCGATCGGCCGAGATCTCCGCCGACTCGAGGTCGGCGAGATACCAGCGCGTCTGGCTTGTCGGCGGGACCTGCAGCTGGCCGCCGAAGGCAGCGCGCGTCCGCTCGACCTGCGGGTCGTCGAGGCTCGGCTGCTTCGGTCCCGCGGCCGTGTAGGCCGAGAAGCCGAGAAGCGTTGCTACGACATCGCGCCAACCCATCGAACCGAAAGATGGCGAGATCGAAAATCGCGAGCGTGTGATTCTGGCGTCTACCGATCGTGATCGCGGTAGACGGTCAGCGATCCCATGCGTCGAGCGCGATGCCGTAGCCGGCGAGAGCGCGTCGACATCGTCGACACGGGCGCCGCCGGCCCGCCGTCCAGTTGTAGACCGCGCTCACCGTTACGCGACATCGCCGCGCTACGTACCGAGCGCGTGTTTGGCGCAGCACGCGCACGAGCGCCGCGCGCCCGCGGTTCATCGTCCGCCGTACGGATCGAACGCGCCGGAGTACGGGTTGACGGACGCGGCCGGTTCGATGTCGTCGAGCTCGTCCTCGACGCGCTCGTCCGCCGCCGCGCTCTCGGTCGCCGCGCTTGGTTCCCACACCGACAGCGCCGTCGCGTCGTACCGATCCGGCGAGCGGCCGAGCTCCTGCCGGATCTTCTTCTTCGGTGTGATCTTCGACTTCCCCTTCACACTCTCCCACTCGAGAACGTGCAGCTCGTCCTCGAGGAGCTCGTCCTCGAGCAACGCTCCCTTCTCGTCGCGCAGCCACTTCCCCAGCGCGCCGGCGAGCTCGTCGCGCACGCGATCGAAGGTCGCGCGTTGTCGCGCTTGCTGGCTCGCGCGCACGCCGTAGAGCTCGAAGCGCCCCGTTCGGTGCGAGAGCGCGCGGAGGTTTCGATAGACCCTCGTCCCGACGGGCCCCTCCGAGTCCATCACGACGATCGCGCGCTCGCCTTGATAGCTCTCGTGCTCGTCGATCAGCTCGAGCAGCACGCGACCGTGGCCCGTCTCGTCGAGCCCGAGCTCGGCGCGCAAGCGAAGTTGCTTCGCGCCGCGCCGCACGCTGAAACATGCGTCGTCGCCCGTGCCGCTGTCGCCGGCCGGATCGATCCCAACGAAGAGCCGGCCCTCGGCGATCGTGTCGTCCCACCGTTCCTGCGACCTCGTGATCGCATCGATCGAGAACGCCTTGCCGTCCTCGCCGACGGGGAACTCTCCGTCGACGCGCACCTTCACGAACGCCGAGTCGGCGCCGTACTTCGCTTCCATCTGCGCGATCCATTCGCGCGTCGCGAGGCCCGGGAAAACAATGCGCCCTTGCACGGCGTTCGGCGTCTCGCGCGAGCTCACCGTGATCCGGTGGTAGACCTGCTTCTTTCGTGGATGCTCGTGCGAATCGTAGAACTCGCCGCGCGTCTTCGTCGGATTGCCGAGGAGCAGCATGCGCACCATCACGCCCGCTTCTTCGGCCCAGCCCGCGCGGTTGCCTTCGAGTCCTTCGTAGATCGCGTCTGCGATGCCGCTCGCCTCGTCGAGAAGGAAGAGCAGGTTGGCGCCTGCCGTGCCGGTGATCGCTTCGACGTCCTTCGCTGTGTAGCCGCGCACCTCGCGGAAGTTGGCGGAGACAAGGCCTGTCGCTGCCTTCGGGCTGATCTCCCCATCGAGGCGCACCTTCGCGCGCTCGAAGAGCTTGCGGAGCTCGCGCCAGAGGATGCCCTCGACCTGGCGCGCCGTCGGTGCCGTCATGATCACGCGCGCGTCCTCGAAGCTCGCGTAGAACCAGAGCGCGATCGCCGCTCCGATCGTGCTCTTTCCGATGCGGTGCCCGCTCTTCACGCTCGTCAGCGGGTTGTCGCGGACGCTCTCGGCGATCTCCACCTGCTTCGGCCAGAGATCGACGCCGAGCACCTCGCAGCAGAATCTCACCGGATCGTCGCGATAGAGCGACGATGGCCACTGGGGCGACGTCGTCGAGCGGTGCAGCTCGAAGAGCGCGGGGGAGAGATCGGCCGCCATAGTCCGCCGATCGGTCGGCGCGCGTCGACGCCGGCGCTGCTCGAGGGGGAGCGTCACCCCTCGGCCTCCCGCAGTGCCTCCGCGGCCGCGAGCGCGGCGGGCGGGTGCTCCTTCAGCGCCGCGAGCAAGCGCTCCTTGAATCGCTTCCACTTGGGCCCGCGCACGAAGCGGTCCTCGTCGTCATCGCGCTCGAGCCGCGCCTTGAGCGCGAGCAGCTTCGCGAGCGTGTCCTCTTTCTTCGAGCGCGCGCTGTCGCTCAGATCGGCACGCGCAAGCGAGCGTTGGATCGCGCTGATCTGAGCGTTCGTCAGCGTGAGTGTGTCGGAGCCCTCAACGTCGACGAGAGGTGCCTCGGCCGGCTCCGCAGCGGCCGACGGCGCCGTGCCTGCCGCAAGGTCCCATGCGGTCGGCGCAATGCCGTACACCTCGTGCAGGCGCCCCCGCAGCGGGTCGCTCGGCAGCTTCTCGCCGGCACGCCAATGCCCGACGACCGCCTTCGAGCACCCGATCGCCCGCGCGACCTGAGCGAGCGACGCGTCGATGGCACGAAGCAGGCGCTGCCCTTCGGTGGACGGGTTGACGCTCGACGTGGACCGCGCCGATCGGGTGGACGACGAGCGGGCGACGACGCTTCTTTCGGCCGTCCTACGCACGCTTCGGTCCACTGTGTGTTTCTTGCCACAGTGCTCCAAGCACGGACGAGGT